GGCAAGAACTTGCTTCTTACGTTTGATTATGGCTTGGAACGCTTCTACAGATTTTAAGTTTGATCCTGGAGCTAGTTCTGGCTGGGGAGGGAGTTTTGATGACGCATACAAGACAGATTGGAATAAAGATTTTACCAAAAATACTGGCTCAGGAAAAAACTTTGGTAAAGACTTTTTAAACCAATTTACACAAAATTTATTTGGCGGTCAAGGTTATTCATCATCTTCTCCTTTTAGAGATGGAGGTGCTTACGGTGCAAACTTTAATCCGTTTACCGCTGATATTGGAATTATTAGTCAAAGTGGTGGGCCAAGTCAATACATTGCTGGGCAACCTGGCTGGGGCGAAAAGATTGCTAACGCAGCTTTAGGAGCAGGTATGCGCACGTTGACTGGCGGGTTGTTTGGATAAACTTACTCAGCTTAAAATACTAAACATAAGGAGTTAGATTATGAGTTTAGGAGTTTTTGGGGCAAGAGTGCTTCCTTATGTTATTCCTACACTGGCTGGTTTAGGAACTGCAAAGGCAACCTATGATCAAACAGGCGGTGACCTTGGCAAAGCATTAATGGCTGGTGGAGCTGCTGGTGCCGTAACTGGATTTGCACCTTCATTGGGCAAAAGAGCTGCTGCCTTTGGTGAAGGAAGACTTTTTGGTCAAATTCCTTTTGGTCCAATAACAAAGAATTTAAGTGCATATCGAGCGCTTGCTCCCGGCATTGCTACTGGTGTTATTGGATTTGGAGGTGCTCCTTTAGCAGCTAATCTTGCTTCTGCGCTGACGCCAGGTAGCCGCAAAGCTGGTGATGCTCTTCGTGGTTCGATGGAACTTTTAGGAGCAGGCCAACAACTTACTACACCTGAAGCAACTGGTGAGGTAAATCTTCCAGGCCCTCCTTCTTTAAGTCAATATGGTCCTGACAGTTACATGGACGTTGCAGCTCTTAATAGTGCTGCTCGTGGTCAGATGCTACGAGGCGAAATGGAAGCTCGTAGTCAGTTAGAGCAGATGAAAACGTTAATGCCGTATCAATATGAAATGATTACTAAAGCACAAAATGCAGACCTTCTTCGTCAAGGTGCTGGCGCTCAATTAAGGACTCGGCTACAACAAGGTGCTCAAGCCATGTCTCAAGCTCAGCTTGGTGCACAAGCTCTTGCTCAGCAAGGTAACCAAGCTATGTTACAAGCTGCAACAATGCGTGGCGGGTATGTTTGATCATGGCAGATTCCAGCACTGACTTTAGCTCAGCTCTTGGTAACGGTATCTGGAAAGCTCTTCCTTTTTTAAAAAATTACGCTAACTATAAAGTTCCGCAATTTGATTCCAAAGGAATTGAAGCGCCCAAGTTTGATCCTTTTAACTTGGATACTTCAGGAAAAACTAAACTAGAAGGTCCGCCAGATTTATCTCGTTATGGTCTTTGGACTCCTGAAGATGCTTTAAGGTATCAACAAGCATACGGAGATATGGCAACGCAACAAGCTGCTACAGCTTGGCGGGACATCTATCAACCTGGTATTAACCAGGCCAAGCTGTATGATCTGCAACTTCAAAAAGCTGGATTAGATTATCGAGAAAATTCTCCAACAGCTCAAGTTCAACGTGGATTCATTGCTTCAAGCAACTTAGCCAATACAGCAGGAGCTGATGCTGCGTTATCCAATGCACTTGCTAATCAGCTGATTGCCGCAAAACAACCTGGGCGGATGGGTTATGCTGGTCAAACTTTCACGGCTTAATCTTTTAACCTTGCTATACTGATACTAACGAGTTAACGTAATGGGCAGTTCTTCTCCTGTTGTTTACAATCCACCGCCGCCGCCGCCTCCGTCTACTCAAGCGGTGTCTACCCAGTCTTTGCAAAATCAAACTGCATTGATGGAAACCAGTGGGCAGCAACAGCAGATGAACATGCGACTTGGCGCTGAGCTTGATCGTGCAAACAGTGAGTTCTTTACTGGCCAGAATGTCCGCCAGACGCAAGCAACTGGTGCAGAAACACGTAGCACCTTGCAAACACAAGGCGAGCAAGAACGCTTAGGCACCGTTACAGCTGGAGAACAACAGCGTCTTGGTACCGTTACGGCTGGTGAGCAGCAACGGCTAGGAACTGTTACAGCAGGCGAACAAGAGCGTCTTAGTACACTTGTATCTGGATTACAGCAACGCTTGGGCACAATTACTGCTGGTGAACAACAGCGTTTAGGAACAGTCACAGCAGGACAACAAGAACGCTTGGGAATTGGTGAGAGCGGTTTACAACAGCGATTAGGAACTGTTACCGCAGGTGAGCAGCAACGGCTGGGTACAGTGACTGCTGGTGAACAGCAGCGGTTAGGCACAGTAACCGCAGGTGAGCAAGAGCGTTTAGCAATTGGTGCAACTGGTGCGCAACAACGGTTAGGCACGATTACAGCCGGTGAGCAGCAACGTTTAGGAACTGTTACTGCTGGTGAACAAGAACGTTTAGGAATTAGTGAAAGCGGTTTGCAACAACGTTTAGGGACTCTTGTTGCTGGCGTAGAACAGCGGCTAGGAATCCGTGAAACCGGCGAACAACAGCGATTAGGGACTGTTACTGCTGGTGAACAACAGCGGTTAGGAACGGCTGCCGCAGGGCAAGAAGAACGTCTGGGAATCCGTGAAACAGGTGAGCAGCAACGTTTAGGTACTGTTACTGCCGGAGAACAACAACGGTTGGGAACAGTCACAGCAGGGGAACAAGAACGCTTGGGGACTGCTGCTTCAGGTGAACAGCAACGTTTAGGAATCCGTGAAACTGGTCAACAGCAACGCTTAGGCACTGTTACAGCAGGAGAGCAAGAACGGTTAGGAATCAGCGAAAGTGGCAGGCAAACCAGGCTTGCACAACAACAAGCACAAGATTATGATAAGTACAAGTCGCAACGTGATTACGAGTGGTCGCAAAAAGCGTACAGAGCGTAACGTCTTGGTTAGAACGGTTAACTGAAAACGAGAAAGAATCTTATCTTGCTTTCTGCAAGAAAGTTTCTTCTCCAATTCAAATGTACCTTTATGCCCGTTTCATGGGGTTTAAAGGCTCAATTGTTGAATGTGATCAGTGGGCTCAACAGCAATACAAAAAACCAAACTTTAACTTGGTTTTAGAAACTGAGATTGCTTCCATGCAGGTTGACATTGCCAAGCTGCGCGAAGGCATTGACATGGGAATGGTAAAGCAAGATATGGGAACTGCTCGTATTGCAATGCTGCAGAAAGAATTGCGTGGTGCAATCAAACAGCTAAATGACGAAAAACATTTGACAGATAAACAAGGTTTAATTCTTGCTGGCGCCGATCGCTCCTTAAGAGAATTGCTTCTTATCTTTAGAGATGATCCCATTGAGGAATCTTTGCAGGTTGCTTCTATGGGCGTGTGGACAAAAATCCTGGCAGAAGAATCCTAAGGTTTAGTAGCGTAACCTAAAGGGATGTCAGGAACCAGCATCTATTCCGTTTATCGGAGAACAGCACGCGCTGCTGCAAAACAACACGTTGTAAAAAAAACATCAGACATTGACGTTGAAAGAGCACGTACTGATTTTGCATATTTTTGTGATGTAGTAGGAGATAAAAAACCTGCAAAACATCACATGCAATGGCACCAGTATCTTTGCACTGGCGAAGACTCTGAATGTTTGAAGAGCATTAGCGGTCCTAACGTTGACATTCTGGCGCCACGCGGATCAGCTAAAAGCACAGTTCTTGGTTTGTTTACTGCTTGGGCTATTGGCGTCCACGCACTACACAAGAAACCCTTAAAGATTCTTTACATTTCCTACACAGTTGATGTTGCGCGTCCTAAAAGCGCAGCTATCAAGCGAACCATTGAAGAAAGCAAACTCTATCGAGAGATCTTTCCAATGGTTAAGATTGCCAAAGGCATTAACTCTAACGAGTATTGGAGCATTGACTGGAAGTTTGCTGGCATCAAATCTACTGGTGAAGAAGAATTTACCGTTTGTTGCGCAGGTCTTAAAGGTGCTGTGACCTCAAAACGTAGTCATCTTCTTATCCTTGATGACGTTGTAAAAAGTGCTGACGATATTAAAAACAAAGATATTCGATTGATGATGGAAGATAACTGGAACTCCGTTATTGTTCCAACCATGTTTGAAGGTGGTAGGGCCATCTGCCTTGGCACCAGATTCCGTCATGACGACATTCACAACACAACGTTTACTCCAGCAAATAACTGGGTTCAGCTTGTCCAGTCTGCAGTTACTGTTGACAAAGAAGGTGATGAAGTTTCTTATTGGCCAGAAATGTGGTCACTGGAATACCTACAAGATCGCCGTCGGCAAGCACCAATTAGCTTTAGCTTTCAGTACCAAAATCAAATTGTTCAAACCAGTGAGCTTTCACTGTCTCCTGACTTGATTGTTAAAGGTCAAATTCCTACAGAGTTTGATCGTATTGGAATTGGCGTTGACCTTTCTGCTGGCGTCAGAGAAAGAAATGACTACAGTGTTTTTGTTTTAGGCGGACGCGTTGGAGACAAGGTTTACATTATTGATTGCAAACGCATCCGTATCATGGGCAACCTGGAAAAATTAGAGGCCCTAATGGAAATGCTTTACGAGTGGGGGATAGTCCATAAAGATGGAGACAATTACCATCCAACTGGCACCAGTGTTGATGTTTGGTCAGAAGCTGTAGCGTATCAAGCATCGTTAGAAGCTGACTTCAAACGAATCTGTTTGGGTGACCATGGACTTTACAATATGATCTGGCACCCAATCAAAGGATTCCGTGGCGATAAAGTTGCACGGTTTAGGGGCATTATGGGATTGTTTGAACAACGCAAAATTAAATTCAACAAATACCGTAAGTTCCAAGCATTGACAGATGAAATCGTAAACTTTGGCGTCAGCTCTCACGACGATACGGTCGATGCCTTAGTATGGTTGTGCAATGGCCTAATGGCTAAAGGCAAACTAGAGTTAGAGTATTAATGGAAAGATTGAATCCCAAAACAAACCAACCTTGGAAATACGGTGAGATTGGACCAGATGGTCGAATTTTTTTAGCGTATCGGCGAAAATCTAGAATCAATAAAGACGGAACTTTTCAAATAAATTGGCTTACACCTGAGGCGTGGGCAAAAAGAAATTTAAGTTGCAAAAACGCAGCAAAACGGTCACAACAAAGAAACGTCAAAATTATTCAAGAAGAAAAATTAAAACGTGGTTGCGAATGCTGTGGATATAATGCACATGCTTGCGCTTTAGATTTTGATCATTTGGATCCAGCCACAAAAAAACGAGACATTGCAAAAATGCACACTACAAATGTTTCAACGTTGCTTTTGGAAATAAAAAAATGCCAGGTGCTGTGTGCTAATTGTCACCGCATTAAAACTCACGACCTTGAATTTTTTAATAAATTGCTGCAGCAAAATAAATTCTCGTTTGGTTATGCAACGGATTGATGGCCAAAGGAAAACTAGAGTTAGAGTATTGACGATTTAGATCATACAATCTTGTTATGCAGTATTTTGAAATTGAATTAGAGCAGGATAGTTACGGCTCTGCTATCTTCTCTCTTCCTGATGAACTGTGTCATGACATGGGGCTGGTTCCTGGTGAACGGTTTGACATTGAAGTGGAAGATGATTCGATTATTTTCAAACGGCTGACACCTGGCTATGAGGTTGAGTAAGATAAAGACACGGCAAATTAAGAAGTAATGAGCGAAACCAACACATTGTTAGAGGGGATGTTGCGTGCTGCGGTAAACCGCGAGTCAACAGGCGCAGCAGATACCATGCTCATTAACGCCCACCTTTCCCAAATGAAAATGTTTGGGATCAGGCAGGGCGTTGAATTTTATCCTGATCAAGATAACTTTGGCACCCAGCGGTTTGACTTTATCCAGCAAGTCATTAAGTTTAACAAATTAGACGCTCGATTAGATGCCATTTGGGATAGGTTTCTGGCGTACGGCAAAGGCTTGTTTTATATTCGTCCAACAAAGAAAACCTATAGATTGTATTGGTTTGACAAAGATGCGTACCGTACATACTACACTCCCGAAGGTGATTTAGAAGAAGTAATTATTATTTATCCCTATAAAGTTAAGTCCTCCCGTGGTTTTGGTGGAGTCGGACTTACTACGGATAAACGGTACATGCGGTTACGGATTACCGCTACTGAGATTGAGGAATCGCACAGTGAACAGGAAATCACCTTTGATATGCCTGAAAACTTTGCATCTTTAAATTCAAAAACTGTAATCAATACTCTGGAATTTATTCCTTGTATTGAAGTTTTTAATAACCCTGATGCGTTTGGTACTGAAGGCAGTGGTGAATTTGAATGGCTGGCTAATCAGGTTATTGCCCATGATGAGATGGTTAAAAACATCAGGGCAAACCTTTCGTTCTTTGGTAATCCAACTTTGCTTTCTTCTCGTCCTAAACAGGACATCATTGAGAAGCAAGATGGTGAAGTTGCCCAACGTCCTAGCATCTCCAGCCAATCCGGTTTCCAATCTGAGTTCAGCCTTTCATCTTCTACTTACAAGCAAGATAATGTAAGCCGCAATCCGCCTGGGTACATTGGGCGCCCTGGTTCAGGCATGAGAGTGCCAAGGGTTATTGCCAACCTGGAGCCAACAGATCGCGTTGGTTTCATTACGCCAATGGCAGTTAGTTCTGAACAAGCTCGTTATGTTGATCAGCTTCGTTCAGAAATTCGGCTTGCTCTTGGCGGTATTGATGACCTCAGCATTACCAACGTTACCGCTACTGAAATTAAATCTGCTTACGGTCGTGTTAGTGCTACTGCCAAGAAAAAATGTTTGCAACTTTACACCTATGGTTTGTGCAAATGTTTTGAGTTAATGATCTTTCAGGAAGAACAAATCTTCCGCAAGAGCCTGGCGCAAGCTTCTGGTTTGGTTTATCCCATTCCACCAGAAAATTCTAATGATCCAGTCGAACAAACCAAATATGAGAAAGCAAAAATCAAATATGAGAAGGGCTTACAGAAGGCCATTGATAACGCAATTGAAACAAAAGAAATCCCCAACGGTGTGCTTGGATTAGCGCCAGATGGCGACAGAACCGTGTGCTGGCGCTGGATGGGACCAGTTTATGAAGACACTGCACAGGACAAACTTAACCAGTCAATCTTTACACGAAACCTACAAGAATTAGGTGTTGATAGCATTGAAGCACTGAAGTACCTTTTTCCTTCAAAAACTGATGATGAGATTGCAGGAATGCTTTCTGGTTATCCGTTTAGAATGGTCGGAGAGGTAC